GGGCCGAACAGCGCTCGTTTTCTGCGTATCTGGTGCGCTGAATGTCAGGGTATCAGGAGCATGTCAGTCGTTATATGCGCATATCACCGTGGGTACTCGACACACCAGATAGGGCCCCTGGTATGTACTTTGATGGGCTTTCCATTTGCGTGGGTGCTTGCGCTGGATTCGGCAATGCAATCGTCCCGCAAGTCGCGGCGCAAGTGATCGGGGCGTACTTGGAGGCAGGCGATGAGTGAACCGATTTGGTGGACAACTCACCGAATGGCTTTGATAAAGCGCATCGCTGAACTTGAGGGGGAGGTTGAGGCCCTCGATGGGGATCTCAAAGAGTTGGAGAGTGCATTGGAGATTGTATCGGAGATAGCCCGTAAAGCACTGTCTCGCATAGCCGAAATGGCATTGGAGGCAGGCGAACGCTGGACGCAGGAAGAAATAGACGCTGCGAAAGCCGAAGCGGGGAGGATTGCCAGGAAACTGCACTTTGAACGTATCGCTGGGGTGAGGAGGCAGGCGAATGAGTGGTATGGACCCGTATGACTGCATCGGCTTAAGCGAGACCGACCTGAGATGGCTAGCGGAAAGCGAGCACGATAAAGCTAAAGCCCGCATCGCCGAACTTGAGGAGGAGGTCGAGTCTCTCGATGGAGACATCAAAGGGCTTGAGGCTGATAACAAGCGGCTACGTGAGGCTATCAAGAAGCACAGGGCAAGCATAATGTTGCGAGCCAATCGGTCTACGCAAGGCAGCAAGTCCGATAGCTTGCTCTGGTCAGCACTGGAGGCAAACGAATGAGCAAGAATCGACCCAAACGATACTGTCCTGATCTGTTTGCGACACTGAGAGAGGCGCGCGAGTGGTTATACGAAGCGGTCGAAGCGCCACAGGGCGCTATTTGTCCGTGCTGCGATCGGCCGGATAACATCTACAAGCGCAACGTGTCCAAGCAAATGGTGACAGAATTGTGGAGCCTGTATAAAGTGACCGAGTGTCACGGCCGTGATTACTATCATAATTCGACGTTTTGTCATCTAGGGTCGATGGAATACGGCAAGCTAAAGCACATCGGTTTGCTCGGCCCAAAACCTTCTGAACAGGGCGTGGACCAAAAGAGCAGTGGCATGTGGGCGATCACGGATAAAGGGATCGCGTTTTGTCAGGCTCGGCTACCTGTACCGCGTTATTTCAATCTCTATCATGATGAGCTGATCTATGTGTCGGACGAGCTGCGCATGATCTACGATATTTGGCCGGAGTTTTCTTACAACGCTATTTTCCGATATACACCTTGGCCTGGAGACGGAGATCACGATGATCATCAACACCATTAACGAACGAAACCACTACATCATGTCATCGGTTGCAATGGGTCTAAGCGTCGCGGTTGTAGCGCGGCGCTTGGGTATGGTTCACCAGAGCGTGTCGCGTATCATCCGGCAAGAGGTGGAAGCCTATAACTTTCGCGGCGCGCCGCCGCCGGCCGGACACCAAGCGTACGCTGACGGCATGTTCTACAAAGTCGGACGGCAGGGCTATACCTATCGATGGGAGCCGGAGCGCGGTGAGTGGATGCGCTCGTCGCGTGCGCTTGTATCGCCGGCGGCGTTGCATTCTCGCGGCGCGCCGGCGCTAATTGTTATCCCAAGGCTCGGACATTGAAGGCGTATCGATGGTCCGGCGGCTATGATCGCATCACGATCGCTATGGATGTCGACGGCCACGAATTGCAACTTGAACTTGATGTGGTTGGCGTGCATGTCGAGCCTGAAGAACAAATGGACGTGATCGACGCGGCGAGTGTCGGCAGCGACTGCGCGACGTTGCAAGGCTATGCCGTTTCGCGGATGTGCAAACAGATTAATAGCGGGTGAAAACAGGCGACGATCTAATCACCGATCGCGCCGGCGTTGCGCGGATCTTTAGCGTGACTTTGAATCATGTCAACAAGCTGCGCGCGCGTGGTATGCCGCGCCTGGCGCACGGCCAGTATTCGATACCCGCAGTGGTGCAGTGGCGTCTAGAGCAAATGATCAACAAAGCATCGCTTGACGTTGACGAGATGCCGGCGGCTGTCGAAGCGCGTACCGCGTTGATCAAGGCGCAAGAAACGCACAAGCGCATAGAGATCCGGCGACTCGAAAGTGAGCTTATTCCGGTTGATGAAGTGCGCAATGAAGTGCTGGGGCTCGTACAATTGCTGGTGACTACATTAGAAGGACTGCCAGCGCGGGCGGGCGCTGAGCTTGCAGCAATTCAAACAACAGCGGAAGCCGTCGCCGCATTACATGGACATTGCCACGATGCAAGAGTCGAGCTTAGCGAAAAGATCACCGCAATGGCGGACGCTTTGGAAGCTGAGTGGTCGTCTAGTAGCGCCGCCGCCGATCCGCACAGCGGCGGCATGGGCGGATGCGGAACGCATTGAGCCGCCGGAATCGCCCAGGCCGGGCCGCTGGCGGACAGGGTATACGCCTTACTTTGAGCCGGTACTAGCAGCGGCGAGCGATCCACGCACGCGGCAGATCACTTGCATTACAGCGAGTCAGCTCGGAAAAACTGCTAGTCTGATGTCTTTGATCGGGCATCGTTTCGGCGATGGTCCGCGCGTGCCGGCGCTGTTTGTGTTGCCGACTCAGCAGATGGCTGGCTCTATGAGTGCCGAACGCGTTGCCCGTTTGCTGCGTGATTGTCCAATGCTTGATGAAATTCACAGCAAGGGCAAAAGCAATTCAAAGTTTGAAAAGTGGATCGGCGGCGTACCGCTTCGATTCGGTTGGGCGGGTAGCTCGACGACGCTGGCGGCACACCCTTGCGGAGTCTGACCCCACCGCACCCTAATCGGTGCGGTGGGGTTCAGGCTCTCAGGACTTGTATTGATTGATGAACTGGATCGGATGGGCCGTGATGTGCAAGGAGAAGGTGATCCGGTTACCCTGGCGAAAGCAAGAACTAAAAACTATCCACAGCCGCTTGTAGTCACTACCAGCTCACCAACAATTGAGGACGCCTCGCCCGTACAGGCGCTTTTTGATCAAGGTAGCCAGGAAATTTTCGAGTGGCCTTGCCCACACTGCAATGAATACCATCGGCCGCTGTCCAAGTATCTGACATGGCCGGCGGACGCAACGCCGGATCAAGCGGAAGCGGAAGCGCTGTATGGTTGTCCACATTGCGGCGCGGTGATTGACGAAAGCGAGCGCGAAGCGATGATCCACGGCGGCCGGTTTAGCGTGTATCGGCGCACCGCCGATGGCGAGTACGAACCGACCGATGCACCGATCACCGATCACCGGCACCGTAGTTTTTGGATCTCGGGTTTCGCGTCGCCGTGGGTGTCGTTCGCTGCAATGGCGCGCGAGCTGTGCGAAGGCTATCGCACGCGCGAACCGGAAACTGTGCAAGCAAAGTTAAACACTTATTGCGGCGAGCTGTGGAAAACGCGCGGCGATGCGCCTGACTGGCAGGAAGTCAGAACGCACGAAAGCGCGTATGCGCGCGGTAGTCTGCCGCACGGTGTGCAACTGGTGACGGTCGGCGTTGATGTGCAACACGATCGCTTGTACTGGGTGTGCCGTGGCTGGGGCGCGCAGGATGGGCCAATGGAAAGTTGGCTGATTGATTACGGCGAGCTGCTTGGCCGAACGGATGTCGATGAAGTGTATATCGGATTGACTGAGATTTTGCGCCGGCAACATTTGCACGTGCGGCGATGCTTTGTGGATAGTGGGTACAAGCCGCAGAGCGATTATTTTAAAAGACCCGATCATCAAATCTATATCTACTGCCGCCGGACCCAGCCGATCGCCTTTCCGACGAAAGGCTACGACGGTCGCAATCGCCCGGTCGAAGCGAACGCGATCGATTTAAGCGTGGGCGGTACGACGATTAAAAACGGCGTCAATTTGTTTCGGGTTGATGTCAGTTATTTTAAGAGCTGGCTGTACTCACGGATACGACCTGCCGGCGAAGGCGCGGTTGATTTGTGGCACGTTCCGCGCGGTGTCGATGAGGAATACTGCCGGCAAGTGGTTGCTGAAGAACTGATCACAAAACCAAGCGGGCAGATGATTTGGCGGTGTCCGCCGACGCGTCCGAATCATTATCTCGATTGTGAAGTTCTGGCGGCGGCGGCGGCGTATTCTATGAACGCGTACACGTTGAACCCATTGCCGCCGCCAAGTGATCCCCAGCCGGCGCCGGTTGCGCGACCGGCGCCACGCGGTCGGTTTGAGCGCGGGTCGCTGTGATCGCGTTGTCAGAATGGGCTGCGCTGATTGGCCTTTGTGCGCTGGTCGCGGTGCTGCTGATTGTATGGGTCGAAAACGATCCAGACGACTGAAACAATCCGCGCGCGGATTGCCGAGAATCGATGCGTGATAATTACACTTGTCACACGATGCGCGAGGGCACTACTTTCGCGTTATGGCAGCAACAACCGGCATCAACAGCCAGGCGGACGCGCAAACGCGCCTACAGTTATGGCTCGATTGTGAAGAAGCGATCAGCGGCGGCCAGTCGTACTCGATCGGTGATCGCTCACTGACGAGAGCGAACCTATCAGAAGTCACTGAACGGATCGGCTACTATCAGCGATTAGTCGAGTCATTCCGCGCCGCCGCGCTCGGCGCCGGCTCACCGGGCATTCGGGTTGCTAAATGGGTGGGTTAATCGAGCGGATCGCGCCGCGTTACGCATTGAAGCGACAACTTGCGAGGGTCGCGATCGAGCGATTGTATAAGGCGGCCGCGCCAAGTAACGCGCGCACGACGCCGACGGACTGGCGCAGCGGTGACGGCGTGATGGATCAGGCGCGCGCCAAGCTACGACAATGGGGCCGGCACCTTGACGAGAATCACGATCTCACGCATTCGATCCTGGATCAACTTAGCTACCAAGCGAGTCAACTAACGATCGAGCCACGCGCGATGACGCGTGCCGGCGCGCCGGCTGTCGAGGTCAATGGCCAACTGAAAAAACTATGGTTGCGCCATCGCGATCAATTGGATTCATGCGGCGCTATGCCTTGGTGCGTTCTCGCCGCTGTGTCGGCGCGTACCTGGCTACGCGACGGCGAGCTGTTTGCGCAACACATGCTCGGCACCGGAGCGCAGTATCCTTCCGATTTGCCGTACATGCTCGAAGTTCACGAACCGGATTTAGTGCCGTTCGATTTTAATTCGGACAATCCGCGCATCGTACATGGTATTGAAGTGAATGGCCTGGGCCGTGCGGTGGCGTATCACTTGTACCGGCGCCATCCTGGCGATTCGGTCAGCGCGGTGGCGCGTACAGATACGGTGCGGATACCGGCTGAGCAGATCACACACCTAAAAATCGCGAAGCGACTCGGACAGAAGCGCGGCGCGAGCGTGCTGGCGCCGGCAATTACGCGGCTATCGGATATTGCTGACTACGAAGAAAGCGAACGACTAGCGGCGAAAGTGGCGTCGAGCCTGTGCGCTGCGATCACGCGCGGCGCGGATTTTGTGAACACTAGTACCAAGCTTGATAGCGCATCGAACGAGCGGCCGATGGAGCTGCAAGCTGGGATGATCTTTGACAATCTCGCGCCGGGTGAGCGGGTCGAAGTGATCGACACAAACAGACCCAACACCGCGCTCGGCGATTTTCGCAAAGCCATGCTACGCGCTGCTACGGCGGGGATCGGGGTCAGTTACTCTAGCGCCACGCACGATTTTGACGGCACGTATTCCAGTCAGCGCCAGGAGTTGATAGAGGCGCGGCTTGGGTATGACGCGTTGCGCGCGCATTACGTCGCGGGCTTTTTGCGGCCGGTTTGGCAACGTTTTGTACAAGGCGTGCAATTAGCGAACCTTGCGCCGCTGCGCGCCGCCGATCCTGACACCCTATTTGAGTTTGAGGCGATCGCACCGCCGGCGCCTTGGATTGATCCGCAAAAAGAATCGAACGCGTTCAAGACTGCAATCGAGGCGGGGATAGAATCGCGTCATGGCGTGATTAGAAAGATGGGCGGCGATCCGCAACGCGTGGATGATGAGCGCGACGCCGATACGGCGAACGAACCAACACCGCCGGCGCGGCCTCAATTGGAGATTGTTGAAGATGAAGAAGAAACAGCCTGATCTGTTTAACGCGCACCGGCGCGAATTGATCGCAACGCTGGAACGTGCCGACGCCGATAGCGTCGAACGTACAGTGCCGGTCACCATTGCCAGCGATGCGCCGATCGTCGGGCCGCTAGGGGCTATGGAGATTTTGCGCCACACCGCCGACAGTATCGATCTGTCGCGTGCGCAGCGTGGCCTACCTTTGCAGGTGTCGCACGATGGCAAGCAATTGCCGATCGGGCGCGTTGAAGCGATTCAATTACAAGGGTCGCGTTTGCGCGGTGTGGCGCGTTTTTCAAAGAGCGATCGCGCCGGCGATGTGTGGCAAGACGTACTTGACGGCATCGTTACCGATGTTTCGGTCGGTGCGTCGGTCGAACGCTGGTCAGATGCAGCGGCCGACGGCACGATCACCGCTGAACGCTGGCAGCCGTTAGAGGTGTCGCTTGTTTCAATTGGCGCCGATCCGGCCGCCGGTATCAATCGTACAATTTCAACCACTACAAAAGGTTCCGTTATGGATACTCCGAATGCAGCGTCAGATCGACGCGAGGTTATTGATAATCGCGAGCGCGCTGCGGAGATTAGCGCGTTGTTTTCCGGGTTGAGCGGCGAACGCTGGTTGACGATGGAGCGTGACGCGTTGCGCGATTCGCTTGAGCCGGACGTTGTGCGCACGCAGGTTCTCGATGCACTAAAAGCGGAAGCGGCGCCGAGAGTGGCGATTACGCCCGATACGGTGATCCGCGCCGGCGTGGATGGCATTGATCGATGGGTCGAAGCGGCAGAGCAAGCGTTGGATTACAAGCTCGATCTGGTGCCTAGCAACCAACGCGCCGAAGCGCGTGCGGCGTTGAATGGTAACGAGCTGGCCGGTATGAGCTTGCGAGAAATGGCGCGCGACTATTTGCGCATACGTGGCATTGCAGCGCACGGCAACATTAACAAGTTGGTGGATACTGCGTTATCGACGCCGGCGCTGGTGCGTGCCAACTTCTCGCATTCAACATCCGACTTCGCCAACCTGCTCGGCTCGTCTGCGGAAAAGGCGCTGAGTACTGGTTACCAGGAAGCACCGGAGACCTACCAGGCCTGGACTCGCAATGTATCGATGAACAATTTCCGCCAACATAGCTTTACTAATATGTCGTTGTTTGGCGATCTTGACGAGATAAAAGAAGGCGGCGAGTACACTTACGGGACGTACAGCGATCGGGTGAATACGGCGACGCTGGCGACGTACGGAAAGGGTTTCTCGATCACGCGTCAAGCAATCATTAACGATGATTTGATGGCGTTCAACGATATTCCGGCGCGCATGGGCAGAGCCGCCGCGCGCCAGGTCGGCGATCTGGTGTATGCAATTCTCACCGATGATACGAAGTTGACCGAACAAGCCGGCGCGACGTTGTTTAACACGACCGATGGCAATTTAGCCGCTAGCGCGACGGTGATCGATACCGCAAATATGAGCATCGCGCGCAAGTCGCTTCGCACGATGACCGATCCAAGCGGCGCGACGCTGAACATTCAACCTGCTTATCTGCTTGTGCCGGCTGCAATTGAAACGACGGCGCAGGTTTTTCTACGCACCGCCGCCGCGCCGGGCGGGTCGAATAACGACGTTAATGTGTTTCAAGGGTCGATGCAGTTGGTGGTGGACCCGCGCCTTGATGCGGACGACGTGAACGCGTGGTACGTCATGGCGCAACCAGGCGGCGAGGTCGATACGGTTGTTGTCGGCTGGCTGGATGGGCGACAGGAGCCGTACCTGGAATCAGAAAACGGTTTCGATGTCGATGGCATGAAATACAAGGTTCGCATTGACTGCACAGCGGCGGCGCTTGATTGGCGCGGTATGTACCAGAATGCCGGCGCGTAAACAAACAACAATCGAGGGTTTTTAGTTATGGCTACGAATTACATTCAAAAAGGCGATACCGTCGAGTACACCTGCACCGGAACGCTTGCCAGTGGCGCATTTGTGCCTTTGCCAGCGGCCGGCACTGGGCAGAAATTTGTTGGTGTTGCGGTTGAGTCGGGTGTTACCGGCGAGGTGGTTACGCTGATGACGGAGGGCGTTTTTTCGGTCGCGACAAAGAAAGCGCAGGCTACAGCCGGAATCGGTGAATGGCGCGTAGGCGATGATATTTATCTTACTTCTACGGGTGATTTTACCGGCACGGCTACCAGCAACGGTATCGCTGGTATTGCATGGGAAGCGGCCGCTACGTCCGCTACGACGGGCAAAATCAGAATCAACTTTGGCGGCGATCCCCGCTAACAACCGGAGTATATGTAATGGCTGAAGATTACAGCGGAATCGTAAAAGAGATGAGCGAACTAGAGCGCAAGTTGGCGGAACAACCGGAACAGCTACAGGACATGTGGATTCCGGTGAAAGTGGACAGTGATTCCGGTGGCAAACTGGACACTGATTCCCGTGGAGTACTTACGGGAGTCGCCTAGAGTGGCTCGGGCTAGTGCATCGCATGAACGGCGGGCCATCCCCCGCCTGCCCTTGCCTTTCATAAACTGGATGGATTTTGTGAGAGGTATTAACAATGGCTGAAGATTCCAGCGAAATCGTGAGGGAGGCCGCTGAGGCAGTTGCCTTTTCGAACATAAAGTCCGTGGGCGAGGGCGCTGCGTTTTATAGCAATCTTGCTATGTCAAACGCGACGGCACATCAGCAGGGCCTGAATCAGATACAAACGGCAATTGTAGGGAAAGTCGCTGAGGCTATTATCGGCGTATCCCCTAGCGAAGGCGGCGCTGATGTCGCAGCGTTACAGCAACTGATGAAAGGGGCACAGACGACCCCTCCCGTAACCGGGTGATAAGTGGTGGGGGATGGCCCACCTACCCCGTTGCGCTACAAGATTCTGCGCGGTTCAAGTATTTCTGATTTGGCGCAGATAGTGAATGTGAACATAGCCAGGGGCTGGCAACCAAGCGGGGGAGTGTGCTTTGCACCGCCGGGTGTAATGGACATTCTTGATACAGTGCCACATCCCTGGGCACAGGCAATGGTGAACGAAGATGCACAAAGCATGGTATCAATCGAAAACACTACTGACCCAAGTGGTCGCGTTGTTGGCGGTGATTGCTAGTTACCAGGGCGTTGTTATTGCTCCTGAAGTCCAGGGGGAGATTGTGCTCGGCGCTTGGGCCATTGTTAATATCATTTTGAGGCTGGTCACTCGGACCTCGATCGGCTAGTGAACGATGAGCCTGTTGTCGAGAACGGTTTTCGGCGGATTATTTTGATGGCTGCCTTTGCCGTGGTGGGCGGTGTCGTGGGCGGAAGTGGGCTGCCTTACTTCGCGCCCGAAATTGTGCGCCCGGACCCGTTCACGTCAATACAGGCCCAGAAGTTAGAGGAACGTGTGCGCAGGGACTTCAATCACAGGATGGAAGTCCACGAACTGCAGGTCCTGTCCAAATTCAGAACGGATGTGCCTCCGCCGTCTGTGAAGGCCCGTCTGCAAGCAATCGAACGTTCGTTGCAGCGCTTCGACCCCGAGTTTCGCAGCCCGATAGAAAGGTACACAGACTAATGACGGAGCGTATACCTCCATCAAAAAGTGACCTGAATAAACTGTACGCGGAAACGACACGCGGCGATCCGGGCGAAATTACAGTCACAGGTAAAACAGACGATGAGATTGTTATTCCGGGACAAGGTGAGATCAGCGAAATGATACCGGGCGAAGTGTGTGCAATCTCGGCTGAGTTCTTATTTTCCGCTGCTGTGCTGGGCGCTCTGGGCACGACGTTGCTAAGCGTTGAAGTAATCGATGAAACTGGTTTGACGATCGGCGCGAAAAAAGCACAAACGAACACCGAAGGCGAGCGGCTGTGCATTGAAATGAAACGTGCGCCAGGGCATCAGGTCTATGCGCTGTGCTATGTCGATAATGTGCTCACCAGTGAAGTGAGTATGTAATGGCGATTACAGGCCCCGCGAACCCGAAGTCGTACGGCGGCATCGGCTCCTCAGCGCTGACGCTCGATTCAACGCCTGTGGAGGGTGCGTTGATGGTTGTGCAATTTAGTTGCCAAGGCGTATCGGGCGGAACCAAACCTACGTCATTGACTGCGCCGAGCGGCTTTAGCGTGGCACTGGAAAGCGAAGGCGATGCGGCGCAGGTCGCGCGTCCAGAATGGCAAGCAGTGTATTACAAGATTGCGGGGGCCAGCGAATCAACGTCAATCGCAGCGGTGGGCATCAACGGCGGGTCGGGCGATATTAAGAGGGTCCAGGCATACAATGAATATCAAGGGCTTGATGAGTCCACGCCGCTTGATGTCACGGTGGCGTTTACTGACAACACAAGCACGGTATCAACTGTCTCGATACCCACAACCGGCACGCTGGCACAAGCAGACGAATTGCTGATTGGCTCGACTGTGCGCAGTAACGACACGACAGTAAGCGGGACGGGCTGGGCCAGCTTGTCCACGCCAGCAACATACAATTTTCAAGTTGCTGGCGTGGGAGCTGACCAAAGCACAACAATCGGCTATTTGGTGGTATCGAGCACATCCGCTGTGCAAGAAGATTTTGAAGCGACCGGCGGAAATTTTTATCAAATAGGCATGATGGCGACGTTCAAGCAGGCGGGCGGCGCGTCTGGTGCCGGTACCACACTATCAACATTGCACCGCGCACAATTGCGCCACGCACTGACAAGGTAAACGAATATGGCTAGGATGTATTCTTTCTCGTTTTCTGAGGTGGCGGTAACCGCGCAACAGGATCTATTTCAGATGGAAGCGCTTGTAGTACCTCTGCGTCTGTGTGCGGTTTTTTTGAGCCAAACATCAGATGTCGGCGATTCCGCTGCAGAAGGTCTATCGATTCTAATCCGGCGCGTAACCGACGCGGTTACTAACGACGTCGCGGAAGTGAATATGGACAAAGGCGACGCCGCCGCGAATGCTGATCTTGCCATCAACGAGACCACAGAATTAGTGACGGGCGCGGAAATCATTCACGCGGAAGCCTGGAACATTGCCATGCCGTTTATCTATTTGCCGCCGCCGGAGCTGCGGCCGCTGGCAGTGGTCGGTGATGTGATTGTGGTTAATCTGAACACGACGCCGGCCGACTCAATTACTATGAGCGGCACGGCGTACTTTGAAGAAATCGGAAGCTAGAGGAAAAAGATAATGGCGCAAGGTGATCTGACAATGTTTCAAGACACGCTGATTTCAATGGGCGAAGGCGGACTCGAAGCAATCGATTTTGAAAGCGATACGTTCAAGATGTCGCTCGTTAAAGCGGCGACCACGCCGGCGGCTGGTGATGTCGTTCCGGCTTACAGTGGGGGGACAACTAACTTTAACGGTGCGGCTGAGTGTACAGCCGGCGGCAATTACACCGCTGGCGGTGCCGCGTTGGCGAATCCTGTTTGGTCGGAAGCCGCCGGCGTTGCGACGTTCGACGTGGACGATCCGGCGACTTGGGCGAGCAATGCGAGTAATCCGACTGATGCGCGATGGGCAATCATTTACGATGATTCCACGACCGCGAAATACGCGATCTGTTTTATCGATCTCGGCGCAACGTTCGATATGACGACCGGCGATCTTGATATTAATATCGCGGCCGGCGGCGTGTTTCAATCAGCGATCCAGGCGAGCGTTTAACGTTGCACCGTTAAAGGGTAGGCGATGGCAGGTGTATTCCGCCGAGCGAGATGGCATGGGTACTTTACGCGCCGAACAATTGCGCTTACGGCGGCGGCTGCTGTCAATCTGTCGTTCACCGCGCAGCAAGGCGTTGTCCATGTCACCGGCCAGAACGCCAGCATTAACGCCAGCCGCGTCGTTACGGCGCAGCAAGGCGTCGTGCATGCCACCGGCCAGAACGCCAGCATCAACGCGAGCCGCGTCGTCACCGCGCAGCAAGGCGTTATCCATGCCACTGGACAGCACAGCAGCATTAACGCAAGCCGCGTCGTTACGGCGCAGCAAGGCGTCGTGCATGTCACCGGGCAAAACACTAGCATCGCGTTTGGCGCGGATCTGGCGTTCACCGCGCAGCAAGGCGTCGTGCATGCCACCGGCCAGAACGCCAGCAT